TCAGTTAATTATCCCTTCTTTTTCAAACCGACCCAGGACGGAATGGACCGTCCAAAGACCGAACTTGCCTACCGTGTCCCCGCAACCAAGTATACCCGTCGTAAGCTCACCGCCACCGCCGACGAAACCTTACAGGACGAATTACAGGGACTTGATACCACCATCGATTGGAAGAACACCGGTGATAACTCCTACGATGGGGAGAAACTCAAACTCCTCGTTCATGATGAATCGGGGAAGTGGGAAAAGCCCAACAACATCCTCAACAACTGGAGGGTCACAAAGACCACGTTAAGGTTAGGTAGTAGAATTATTGGAAAGTGCATGATGGGTTCAACGTCAAACGCTTTAGACAAAGGAGGTAGAAATTTTAAAAAATTATACGATGACTCAGACGTCACAAAAAGAAACAGCAATGGACAGACTCGCTCAGGACTATATAGTTTGTTCATACCTATGGAATGGAACTACGAGGGATACATTGATTCTTATGGATTACCTGTATTCGATACACCAAAAAGCCCGGTTAAAGGACCACAAGGTGATAAAATAAGACAAGGTGTTATAGAGTATTGGGATAATGAAGTTGAAGGCTTAAAAGATGATCAAGATGGTTTAAATGAATTTTATAGACAATTCCCACGTACAACTAAACACGCTTTTAGAGACGAATCTAAAGAATCTTTATTTAATTTAACTAAAATTTATCAACAAATAGATTTTAATGAGGATTTAAAAAATTCTATAAACTTAACTCAAGGTAGTTTTCAATGGGAAGATGGAAAACAAGATACAAAAGTTATATTTGTGCCAAATAAAAATGGTAGATTTTTAATTACATGGGTTCCACCATCGCATTTACAAAATAAAAGATATATTAAAAATGGAGTTAATTATCCAGGTAATGAGCATTGTGGTGCTTTTGGATGTGATCCATATGATATATCAGGTACTGTTGATAAAAGAGGTTCTAACGGTTCTCTACATGGTTTAACTAAATTTAGCATGGAAGAAGTTCCTCCTAATCATTTCTTTTTAGAATATATAGCTCGACCACAAACTGCTGAAATATTTTTTGAAGATGTATTAATGGCTTGTGTTTTTTATGGTATGCCTATACTTGCAGAAAACAATAAACCAAGACTACTCTACTATTTTAAACGTAGAGGTTATAGAGGTTTTGCAATGAATAGACCTGATAAACTAAGAAACAAATTATCTGTAACTGAAAGAGAAATAGGTGGAATACCTAATTCTAGTGAAGATATAAAACAAGCTCACGCTTCAGCAATTGAAACATATATTGAACATTTTGTTGGATTAAAAGAAACAGGATATGGAGATATGTATTTTCAAAGAACGCTTGAAGACTGGGCAAAATTTAATATAAACAATAGAACAACACATGATGCGTCTATAAGTTCTGGTTTAGCTTTAATGGCTTGTAACAAACATAGATACGCACCAAATGTAAAAAGAATTTTGAAACCAGTTGATTTAGGTATAAAAAGATACAACAACAAAGGATCAATGTCAAAAATAATTGAATAAATGAGTATATATACTGACACTAATAGTCCTTTTCCAAGTCAAGTTGTAAGTGATGCGGAAAAAGCTAGTCTTGAATATGGCAAGCAGGTTGCTCAAGCTATAGAACAAGAGTGGTTTAATCAAGGCAGAACTTCCGGTAATAGATATTTAACTAACTGGAATAATTTTCACAACCTTAGGTTATATGCTAGAGGTGAGCAATCTATACAAAAGTATAAAGATGAATTAGCTATTAACGGTGATTTGTCTTATTTAAATTTAGACTGGAAACCAGTTCCTGTATTATCTAAGTTTGTAGATATAGTTGTAAACGGCATATCTCAAAAAACATATGATATAAAAGCTTATGCTCAAGATCCTGAATCAGTAAAGAAAAGAACAGAGTATGCTTCTAAGATATATGAAGACATGTTGTCTAAAGAATATTTAGAAAGTTTAAAACAAACTCTAGGTATTGATCTTTATCAAACTCCTTCTACAGAAATTGTGCCTGAGTCTCCAGAAGAATTAGAACTACACATGCAGTTAAAATATAAGCAGTCTGTAGAAATAGCAGAAGAAGAAGCTATATCAACTGTTTTTGCTCAAAACAAGTACAATTTAATTCGCAGAAGATTAAACATGGATTTAACAGTTTGTGGTATTGCAGCTGCTAAAACTAGTTTTAATACCGCTGAAGGCGTAACTGTTGATTATGTAGACCCTGCTTATTTAGTTCATTCTTATACAGAAGATCCTAATTTTGAAGATATATATTATGTAGGTGAATTAAAAGCAATAACAATTTCTGAGCTTAAAAAAGAATTTCCTCATATAGATGATGATGAGTTGAAAAAAATACAATCAATGCCTGGTAATAGATCTTATATCACTGGTTGGGGTGATTATGATTCTAATACTGTGCAGGTTTTATATTTTGATTATAAAACATATCATAATCAAGTTTTTAAAATAAAACAAACAGATCAAGGATTAATGAAGGCTATTGAAAAGCCAGATACTTTTAATCCACCTGAAAGTGAAATGTTTGAAAGAGTATCAAGATCTATTGAGGTTATATATACTGGCGCTAAAGTTTTAGGAACTAATACAATGTTAAAATGGGAATTGGCTAAAAATATGTCAAGACCTATGGCTGATACTACAAAAGTTAAAATGAATTATGCTATATGTGCTCCACGTATGTATAAAGGTAGAATTGAATCTCTTGTAGGTAAATGTACTGGTTTTGCTGATATGATTCAGTTGACACATTTAAAACTACAACAAGTAATATCACGTATGGTACCAGATGGTGTTTACTTAGACATGGACGGACTTGCCGAAGTTGATTTAGGTAATGGTACTAATTATAATCCAGCTGAGGCTTTAAACATGTATTTCCAAACTGGTAGTATTGTAGGTAGATCATTGACACAAGAAGGTGATATGAACGCTGGTAAAGTTCCAATACAAGAACTTCAATCAGGTAGTGGTAATGCTAAAATAGCTAGTTTAATTCAAACATATCAATATTACTTACAAATGATAAGAGATGTGACCGGATTAAATGAAGCCAGAGATGGTAGTTTACCTGATCGTAACACTTTAGTAGGATTACAAAAACTAGCTGCTAACGCGTCTAATACAGCCACTAGACATATTGTACAATCTAGTTTGTTTTTAACACTTAAATTAGCAGAAAATGTAAGTTTAAAAATTGCAGATGCTTTAGAGTTTCCATTAACAAAATCATCTTTGCAAAATTCTATTTCTACATTTAATATTAAAACATTGTCAGAGGTTGTAAATTTAAATCTGCATGATTTTGGTATATTTTTAGAACTAGAACCAGACGAAGAAGAGCAAGCACAATTAGAGCAAAATATACAAGTTGCTTTGCAAGCTGGTGGTATAGACTTAGAAGATGCTATAGATTTAAGACAGATTAAAAACTTAAAGCTAGCTAATCAAATGCTTAAAGTAAAACGTAGGCAAAAAGGAAAACAAGATCAAGCTAATCAACAGGCTAATATTCAAGCACAGGCACAGGCTCAAGCTGAAACAGCAGAAAAAACAGCTATGGCAGAAGTACAAAAACAACAAGCTATATCTGGTGCTAACGTTGAATATGAAAAAGCTAAAAGTCAATTTGAAATAGAGCGTATGCAAATACAAGCTCAACTTAAAAAACAAGAAATGCAAATGCAACATCAATTTGATATGCAATTAAAGCAAGTTGAAGTTCAAGGTATTTCTAAAAAAGAAGAAATGATCGAGAATCGTAAAGATAAGAGAAGTAAAATGGAAGCTACTCAAGCAAGTGAATTAATATCACAGCGTAAAAATGATTCTCCACCAATAAACTTTGAAGAACCTGCTATGCAAGAAGGTATGCAACCTCCTATGCCTATGTAGGTAATTATTAATTTTATATTATTATATTATGTCAGAAACAAAAACAAATGAACCTGTTAAACAGGAAGGTGAATTTACTTTAAAAGGTAAAACAAAACCTAAAAAACCAAAACAACTTGGTAATAAAGAGCAAGAAATACAAAAGGTTAATTTAAAAGAACCTTTAGTAGAAATTGAGCCTAATATTAAAAAAGTTGAAATAAAAAAAGAAAAAGAAGACGATGCCATTCAAATCGGAGAGACAAAGGAGGTATCTGTGGAAAAACCATCCGGAGATAGCGCAGAGGTGGGAGAACCTGTACAAAAGTCCAACGAGACTACTGAAGGGTTTTCTCCGATCAAAGAAATAACTGAAGAAGAAGTAAAACAAGTTAAAGCTGAAGTAAAAGAAGCTGTAAGAGACGAAAAGGTAAACAATTACCTGAAAATGTAGAAAAACTTGTTAACTTCATGGAAGAAACCGGTGGAACTGTAGAAGATTATGTTAGATTAAACGCTGACTACAGTAATGTTGATGAAACAGCATTGTTAAAAGAATATTACAAAAAAAATAAACCTCATTTAGATTCAGAAGATGTAGATCTTATATTAGAAGATTATACATGGGACGAAGATGAAGAAGTTGCAAAAGCCAAAAACTATTTGGAAGACTTGAAACAAAAGTATTACGACGAGATCAAGTTAAGACCAGGTGTTACTCAAGAACAACAAAAAGCAATGGATTTTTTTAATCGCTACAATAAACAGCAAGAACAGGCTGAGCAACTACACACGCAGTTTAAACAAAGTACTAAACAGCTTTTCAGCGATCAATTCAAAGGTTTTGATTTTGAAGTTGGAGG